GCCGCCCTGTGCTCGCTAGGTGTTCGCAGCCGGTTTGCTTGGCGTGCGCGCTGAGCGCGTCGATAGCATCATCGAGCCACTCGCTCATCTCGCTGCCGCCGACAAACATCACCTCAAGGATACGGCGGCGCGGGTAGGGCTTCACCTCGGTGACGATCGCCGCCTTAATCGTGCCGGCGACTTCACAGATCCATATGCCGACCTGGCCGCGCATTGCCATTGCGAGCAGGTCGATCGGCTCGTAGCAGCCGGTGCGGCGGGTTGCCTTCGCCAGCAGCTTTGAGATGATCGGCCAGTTTTCCGCTAGCTCGTCGATTCGCGGCAGGCGCACCTCGACCCGCGGCAAGTGCAGTTTCACCCGCGGCCGCGGCTCGTCCCACGCGTCCAGCAAAGTCATTTCAGCGCGGCGATTTCCGCTCGGAGGCGCTCAATCTGCGCCTGCTGCTGCTGGATGGCGCGGACCAGCAATGGCGTGATCCGGCCATAGTCGACACCCCACGGGTTCAGTGGGTCTTCCCCATCGGCGCCAGGAGATACGGCAAACGGATAGATCTCGTGAAGCTCCTGCGCGACAAAGCCCTGCTGGGTTCGATCCGGCTCGGCCTTGAAGTTAAAGTCGCGGACGCGCACTTTCATCAAGGCGTCGAGGCCGGTTTCACTGTCGGCGATACGTTCTTTCAACCTGACATCGGATGTCGTGTTGTAGGCGACCGCATTTGTGCCGTTACGCTTGATGGTGCCCATCTGGGTACTGATGCTGCTATCAGCAAATTGTATCATATTTGACGACGTATCCGAGGTAAGCGGACCGATGTTGACCAGTAACCCGCCGTCGCCTGCGGTGTTGTTTTTATTGCTGAACTCGGCAATGTAATCAGCAACCGAGACGCGCGTGGTGAAACTTTTCGGCGCCGACCCGGTCGTGGTGCCGACAACGGCATTCGCGACAACCAGCCGGTTATTCGTGTCGTCGAAAAACAGGCTCGCATTGTCTTCCTGCAGAGCACTACCGCCGGCACCGGCGAAGGCCACGCTTCCTGCCGTCCAACTGGTCTTGTTGGTGCCGCCGTTAGCTACCGTGACCGGCGTCGCCAGGCCATTCAGCACCTTGGCGCCGAGTTGATTGACGGCGACGGCAATCTCGCGCAGCCACGGCGCCCATGCGGCCTGCGGCTGGTCGGGCAGCACCGGCTGGATAACCGGCGACGACGGGCTATGCGCGGCCATCAACGCAACGTCCCTTCCGGCCGTGGCGCGGCCAGGTCCAACCCCTGCAAGTGCCGGAACTCCTGCGCAGCCGGCATTTGCATGCGCAGCCGGATGTAGCGCCCGCTGTAGCGTTGCGGGCACTCGCCGAGCACGTTGGTCGGCACCGGCGGCTCCCAGACGACCGGGTCCTGCAATCGCTCGCGGTGCCCGACCGCAACCGTGGCGATGCCCGCGTCGATAAGCGGGCGTACCAGGGTGATCCAGGCGCGGCGACCGGGCACCGGCTGCAGTTCCGCCGTCTCCAGGGTGGGCGCCATCGCCGCGCCGCCACCGATGTTGAGCCGGTGGTCAGCGTCGAACAGGGTCAGCCGGGATGACTGATTGCCCACCCAGAACGGGTCGTCGAATGAAGGGAAGATGGTGTCCAGGTCGCCGAAGCCGTCGATGTTGTCGAGCGTGTAGCTGTTGCCGTACATGGCTTTGCTCAGCCATTCGAGATGGTCGTCCAATTCCACCAGTGCGGCCCGGCTCAGCTCCCAGTTGTAGATCAGCAGCTTATTGAGGAGGCCGCCCGAGCCGATGCTGGGGAATGCCCACAACACCGTGCGGGTGCGCGGGTCGACCGAGCCCTGGACCCGGTTGATGTAGGCGTCGTCGACCAGGCGATAGAACGTGCGGTCGAATTTCTGCGCGCCGATCGGGTAGGCGGTCGAGCCGTCGAAAGCGGCGAAACCGTCTTCCGACAGGTAATACACGACCGGGATGGTGGCGCCGGTCTGCTGCCGGGCGAAGCTCTGCACGATCGACAACGGCGCTATCGTGCCGGAGGCGCCCTGCGCGACGCGGAACGAAAAGATCAACGGCGGCCCGGCGTAATTGGCGGTGTAGATGCCACGTTCCATGAAGATGGCGGCGTCAGCTCCCTGGCTGAAGCCGGAGACGATGCCGGTGACGTTGCCGAGGTCGGTCTGCTGCATCTCATTATAGTCACTTTGGACACTTCTCGCCGGCCCCGAGCCCGGTGTCGGCCAGGACGTGGGATCGTTGATCGATGACCACCACACCCGATACGGCACCGCGCCGCTGACCGGGTCGGTGGTGTTGCCGACCATCAGAAAGTCTTTCACCGTCGCGCAGTATTTGGCCCGCGGCGCGTCCGGCGACAGCAGCGAGAAATGCGTATCGGCCGGCAATAGCAGGGTCTGGATCGGGTCGACGCCATTGGTCGCTATGATCCTGGCGCCGTAGCTGGTCATGCTCCAGTGGCCGCCGTCCGGCGTGTTGTAGGCGCCGCCGGCGGTGCGCGACACATCGGCCAAGGTCAGCGAGTCCGGCGGCAATCGGTAAAGCTTGGTGCGGTCACCGGCAAAGGTGTGGATGCTTTCGTCGGGTGCCTTGAGCGAGTACGCGCCCTGACAGCGGGCGTCGAGCGTGTTGGTGCTGAGCGGCACCGCGGTCGGCATCGGCCCGTAAGATTTCGGCGTCAGCGGGATGCAGTTCTTGATGACGGGGCTGCCCTGGTTGCCGAAATCGGCCTGGTCGGGTAGCCATTCGGGCCACGGGACGACGGGCATCAGCGCACCACCGTCCAGCAGAAATTAGTCGAGTTGTATTGCAATGCCGCGGCATTGAAATTAGGCACGGTCACCACCCCGTTGCCGCTGCAGATCGAGCCGCCGCCGCCGCCGGTGTCGTCGTAGACCACCGAGCCGCCGCTCGAATAGAGCGTGACCTTGCGCTCGTTCCATCCCCCAACCGTTCCCGACGCGCCGTTGTAGATAAACTTGACGGTCCCAGTCGCCACAAACGACGATGCGTTCGCGCCGAGCCGCAGAATATTGCTGCTGACTGGCAGCACCGGCACATAACTATCCAGGCCGGTATTATTTGCGACCGTACTGCCGCCGGTCGGTGTCCCGCCCACATATGCTGGGTTCAGCACCTGACCAAAATCATTGCCGCCGAGGGCAACCGAAAATTCTGGCGAGACGTTCGCGCTCCCGTCGCAGGAGCCGCCGAGCAGCGAACCCGTTACCGATACGCTATTGACGCCGGAAGCGAGCTTCACGTTGGCCGTGCCGTTCGCGGTGTTCGCGGTGTTGTTGCCGCAGAACCGGCTCCCGACCACGCTCACCCCGGCCGCACCGGCGTTGATCTCCAGCCCGTTGGTCTTGTTGCCGTAGACCCGCATCGTCGAGAACGTGATGCCGCTGACGTAGCCCCCGGCGGTGTTGTTGATGCTGATTCCCGGCCCGGCCGAGGCCGATGCAACCCAGGAGTTGCTCACCACCCAGCCAGCAACCTTCGCGCCGGCAAAGGCGGTGTCAATAAATAGGGCGGCGTTGACGCTCGGCACATCGCCCAGATAGGTGTTGGTGATGGTGCCCCAAATCGATTGTTGAGCACCGTTGCTCGGGTAACAGCCGCCGGTGCAATTCCCAGGGAAGACCTTGAACCCATACAGCCCACCAAGAAAATTGCCGTTCACGATCTGCAGGCCGCCCGAATCTTCGACAAGGACAGCGGCACCGGCCGCGGCCCCATAGGCGACCGTCGTGTCGACGATCCTCGGGCCCGTGTTCGAGCTTCCGCTCATATTGTGGCCCACCCGGATGCCGTAACAGGCGCTGCCGGGCACGCCATTGATCCGGCTGTTGTGGACGGATGAGTCGTTGCCCTGTAGATCGATGCCGATGCAGCCGTTTTCGATGTGAACCCTGTCCACCCGGTTTGCGTAATCGCCGCCGGGCATATAAATGGCGCTGCCGCTAGTGCTGCCGCCGCCACCGTCGATCTTCATCTGCCGGATTTCGGTGTAAGTCGTCGCCACGATCTTCAGCAGGTCGATATTGGCCGTGAGTTGCCGCAGGCACGTGGTGTTCTCGTTGATGCCCTCGAACACGAGGGGTGAGCTAATCGTGACGGCCGAAGCCACGCCATAGGTGTATGGCCCGCAATAAAGCGTCTTGTTCGCCATCGCGCTGACCGCGGCCTGCAGGCACGACTGATCGTTGGCGGCGCCGTTGCCGACGCAGCCCCACTGCTTCGGCGTCGGTTGCGTCCCGCTAAAATCGGCGATCCAGCACTTGCCGTCGAGGCTCTTGACTTGGCTGCCGCCGTCGCCGTTGCCGCCGTTGAGCGGACAGACTGCGTTGGATGCCGTGAACATCAGCGGGCCGCCGGTATCGCCGGGAGCGGCAAAGCCCAGGCGCAATACCGAGTGGACGGCGCTCGTCGGGATGTTCCGCAATGTGGCGTTGCTGTCGGTCACCGCGACCGTATCCGGCGCATAAGCGGCATGAGCCGGGCCGATCAGCAGCAACAGCAGCAGTACCGTCCAACGCATCAGCGGATGCCCCAATTGCTGCCGGTCCAGTAGATTTCGAGGGCGCTGTAATCTTGAAACAGAAAGGCGCCGGCGCCGTTGCCGTCGATGACCCCGGCAATCGTCACCGGGTACGTCGAGGCGTTTCCGAGCACGTCCTTGAAGGTAAGCGATTGCCCCGTGGTCGGGCTGGGCGGCAGGGTTATGGTGATCGCCGCGCCGGTGCCGTTGCGGATGTTGACGTCGCCGTGGGTGCCGGCCGGCAATGCGCCGGAGGCGATCACGTCGAGATACGGCGGCAAGGTCGCGGCGGTGACCGTCCAGGCGCCGCTGGTGCCGCCGGCGCCGGACATGCCGCCGGTGGCGGTGATGCCGTCGACCCTGATGGTCAGGCCGCCGGGCCAGCGTGCCTTGCGGTCGGCCTGCTCGATGCTGGCAAGCGCCGATGCGGCCGCCTGCGCCCACAAGGGGATGCGCTCGTCATGGCCGATGAAAGCCTCGGCGGCGACCAGCGTGGAGTACAGATAGGCGTCGGGGTGATCGGTGAGCAGCCAATTGGTCGGCGCCAGGTCGCTGAGCGGCGGCAAGCCGGACTGATACAGTATCTCCAGCGTGACGCTGCCGGACGGGGCCGGGCCGAGGCGCAACTCGCTGCCGTGCAGTGTGTAGAGGTACGGCGGGCCGCTGCCGCCGGGCAGTTGATCCGGCGGGACGTAGCTCACCAAGGCGCCGTCGCTGGTGACGATGCGCAACTGCCGGCAGCCCGCCGGCAACGCCACCGCTGCCGTCGTCGCCGTCAATGACGCCCGCTGCTCGGCCTCGCCGACGCGCAGCCGGCGGCGCAATTCGCTCTCCGCCAGCACGATCATCTCCGGCACGGACGGCGCCACCAGCGGGTCGCCCGGCCGCGCCAGCCAGTTGAGCACGCTGGCCTGCAATTCGGCGTAGGTGGAAAGAGCCATAAATGCCTACAGGTTGGAGCTGTTGGTGCGCAAGTAGCGCCACTCGCTGGAATTGAGCAGCCGCAAGACCGCCTGGCCGTGCTCGGCCTTCATCGCGTCAATTCCATAGAGTTGCCGCCACAGATTCACCACTTCGATCGGAATGCGCGCTGCCAGGCGCAAGTCCTTCTCCGGGCCGGTCCAGCCGGTGAAACCATCCGCCGTCTGCAGCCGCTTGTTGGTTTCGATGATCGGGCCGACATCAGCGCGACGGTGGATGGTGGATATGCCGGTCAGCTCGTCGTGCTCAAATGTCTCGACCGCTCCGGTCAGCGGATCGTGATCGAAGTAGTATTGGTGCGCCATGGCAGTGCCCAAAGAAAAAGGCGGCCATGACAGCCGCCTTGCTATGCCCTAAAAGCGAAACGCCCGTCAGGAGTGGCCTGCCGGGCGCCTCGATGGAGGAGAGCGATGCGGAAACATCGCGTGCCTCGCCTACGGATAATCGTGATTCTGATCGTCAAGATCAAGATCACGGTAATCCGGTAGACGGGGGGAGTCCAGCCTTCGGGTTGGGCTCCTCCTCCTCGCGATTACGGAGCCACTAGAATGACCGGCCCCACCGT